AATCGGGCTTTCGGTGTCGTCATCGTCAGAACCGGTGTCGGCATCACTGCCGGTATCGGCATCATTGCCGGTGTCAGGTTCTTTCGGATTGGTGACGAGAGTTTTTGCTCCCTTGGGCTTGCGGCCTGGTTTCTTTTTGGACTCGCCTACAGCCTCAAAACAGGCAGATCCGCCGTGCTTGCGGTATTGGGCTTCGGTCAATTCTACGGTGTCTCCGATCCGGTGCGTCTTTCGCTGGCTGACTTTGCCTGCGCCCGTTGTGATCTTGCCCCGTATGATTCGATAAGTTGGCATATCGTTGTCCCTGCTAATCGCTGGTTGTGTTCTGAAAAACAACCGGGGCGTTGGGCCCCGGTCATTCTACTTGCTCACTGGTGAGCTTTACGCCGGCCTCAGATGCACGATGCCTGCACGGCCATCGTAATCCGATTTCAGACGAGCAGCCCAACAAGCCATCACCTTAAAGTTCTCTACCATGCCGCCTTGAGTTGACCACTGGATCGTGGAAATAGGCTGAGCAATTGCCAAGTCGACAACATCGCGGGTCATCTGGACCAGAACCACGTTGTTAGCCGCAAGGCGGTCGGCAACTTCAACTCGTTCGATGCCGGTCAGGGCCTCGATACGATCGCGCACTGTGCGCGGGTATTGATCGCTGTAATCCTCGTCCAGCTTGAATTCGTAGCCGGTCGGGACATACAGGACAAACGGGCCGAAATGCTTGTCGTCACGCGCGGCCTGCAGCATCGCATTTACATCGTCGATGATGGTGCCGTTGCCGTTTTGCGCGACAGCATCCCAATTCGTATCAAGATCTACTTGATTACGGCCCGGTAGGTTGGTGTAGCCGTACAGGTTGTTTCCCTGCACTACGATAGGCTCCCCGGCAAACAGCATGTCCTCTGAACGCTCACTCACACGACGAGCGGCGATAGAAGCGGCTGTTACGTCGAGGGACTCACCGACCATGCGCGAGGCTTCCAGACGACGAATGTTCACCTGAAAATCCTTGTGGAAGATCGGCACAGGCACGTTACGCAAATTCCACGCCGGTGTGTCGCCTTCCGCTTCGGTGATACCGGACATGGATACGTCAGCCGCGGTCATGTCTGATTCTTCTTCCCATTGACTCAGGGTGATACCGATTGAGCCAAGGTTGTGAATCAGGCCACGCGCCTGCAGATCCCGAACACCGACCAGTCGATCCGTTGCGACTTTCACAACTTCGGTGTCGATATCCTTCCATTCGTCATAACGCAGCAGCGCCCCATCGTTGGCGACAAGCGGCTTGCCGTTGTTGCCTACAATGCGGGGTTGCCCCTGCTCGTTAAGGTACGGGCGCTGAGCATTCAGGTTAAGGCGTCCAGTGCCCATCACCTGACCAGCGGCATTTACGTTTGCAATATCAGGCTTTGGCATTAGATGACCTCCACTTTCATGCGGGCTGGTGCGCCACCCGCTGTATTATCCACCGTTTCCAGTGCCTTAACGAGAGCAAGGCCGGCTGCGACGGTTACGAATTGGCCGTTGCCACCGCTTTCGAGGTAGTCGCCAGCCGCGATATTCTCGCCATCAGCGATGTACGAGTACACTTCCATACCGGAATAAGCCACACCGTACAGGACGGTATCGCCATCGGCGTAAGCAGTGTCGATGCCATCGCCCACAACTTCATTGGGTCGGGCAAAAGCCGGGACAGCTACGCCGCCCACGGTTGAGTGTGCAGTGACGGTTCCGCCGACATCCTCAACGAGCATACCGGGCAGAATGCCAGCCGCACCCGCGACACCTTCTTTCCCCATCGGACAGCCTTTGAGGAAAATGATTTTCGAAGTGTTATTGCTTGGCATATCTTAGCCCTCCTTTTTCATGGCGAACACGTTGGGAATCTGCATTGCTGCTGTTGATTCCGCTTCGGATTCGTCCTGTTGAGTTGACAGCGGTTGATTGCCGCCACGTACACCATAATCAACTGTAGGACGGATCCCGTTGGCGATGGTTTCCAGAGTAGGGACATCCATTTCTTTCATCTGATCTTCGGTCATATCGCTGTTGCCAGTAATGCGAGCCACAAGAGAATTGCGATGTTCGGCGTATTGGTTACGCGCAAACGCCAACGCCTGCTTATCCTCGTCGCTCAGACCTTGTGCTACTTCCGGCTGGGCCGGGGCTTTGTTTTCAGGCATTGTAGCGCCCTCCTCGTCATTGGCCCCTGATTCGGGGTCAGTTGCAGGGTCGTCGGCTGACACACCCCCACTGCTTTCTACGGTCTGGGCCGCGGCTTTGTAGCCTTGGGTCAGAACACGCAATGTTTCCGTCGACATATCCATCAAGCCGTACATATCTTCTGGCATAAACGGCGATTCGTTCATGCTGACCAGATCCGCTACCATCTGACGGAAATCATCATCAGCACCCCGGCGGTTTGCTTCAACTTTTAGCGCCTTGTCAAATTCGCTTTCGCCGTTGGCGTCAATTTTGGAACTGGTCGAAAAGGCTGAATTGATCGCGTTAATGGCAGTGGTCAACGCGCTTTTGCGATTCATGGTTTGCTCGTTTGGCATGACTTTACCTCTTTGCTGGTTGGCTCGAATGCCGCACCCGTCCTCGAAAGAACAGGCGCCTTCGATATCGAACAAGATTGCCAGATGATCCGGCTTTATGTCGCGATGAATGGTGATGTCGTTTTGGGCGTTATCGTGTTCACAGAAATACCCGGTGCTGACATCGATCTTTAATTCCCCTGTCTCAAGGGCCTCGATTGATCCTTCCCGCAACATTTCCGCTCGTTCGATATTCACGTAGGCATCAGCTTTCAGATCCCCGCCACGGTATTCTGTGCCGAAAATATAGCCTACTTGCCACCGATCCAACACCTCCGGGCTGTTCGCACTGAGGAAATCGCCGTTGTCGTCTGCAGGATGACCGAAAGTTACGGGTACGCCATTCCAGCTTGGCGCGAAGAATTCTTCGTCGGGAATGGTCGCGCCGTTCATGACTACCCCGAGTTTCGCCATGATGACCGGGACAATCAAATACGCCTCGCCTCGCCAGTTCTGACGCATGGGGGCCGCGACTTGCTGCAGGGTCATTACGTGCTGCTTGTTGGTGACCGGCTGGCATGCGCAGGGCATAGATCTGTCCTTATAGCTCAATGATCGGAATCGCAATACATCGGCAATTCGGATGTACTGGTATCAGATTTTCGATTCTGTTTAAAGAATATACAGTACCTTCGAGTCCTTCGCATTTCTTACATACTCGCGCATCCCCGGCTGTGCTGAATTCTGCCTGTATTTCTGCGCTTCCTACGCCGGCCTCTCGATAGGTTGCAACGTTGGCTGCATGGTGAGCCCGGATGACTTCGGTTCGTGCCAATGTGCGGCTTCGAGTCTTCCCTATCTTCTCCACCCGGTCACGGATCCGTTTTGCTATTTTCTCCGTGCCTTCGCCAGCTTCGAGCCCTAACGCAATTTCTCTACGAATTCCGGCTTCCATCGCGCTATCTATCTTTTTCAGATCAGTATAGGTGCGACCAAGTACCTGTTCCAATTTGTCCTGATGGTTGCGCCGTTTGATTGCACCCAACATCAGATCCTTTTTGCGCTCGTCATTGACGCGCTTATTGTATTCAGTTTCGGCTCGTTTGACGCCTTTCTTGTAGGCGGTATAAACATAGCCCTCTATCCAATTGTTGGGATCAGGCTTTACGCCTTTTTCACGAATGATCCGCTCTGCTTCATCGGCATCGATCAATTGCTCGTCAATGGCTGCAGTCAGAAAATCAAGAATTGCTACGGTACTGAGGGGTCCGGTCGTAAACTCATAGTCGCGATTGGCAGTAAGATTGCCCTCGGATTCCATAAAGGCCTGTAACTCACGGATGATTGCGTCCCATCGCTTATTCATGTCGCGCTCGAACTGCCGGCGTAGCGTTTTGGTCCGGGTCGGGTCGCTACGAAACTCCGCGTTAAGATGCAGCTTGCACATCATCTTCGTCGCTATCGTTTTCACCGCCAGCCGGGGGCTTACCAAAACCTGCTTGTACATCCTCGTCGCCTTCGTCTAATGGCTGCTCGTCCTCTTCGAGATATTCGCTTTCCTCTGACATGCCAAGAAAATCAGCACGGAATTCCCGCGGCGGCACAAGCAGATCCGCGCCAATCGCGTTGGTGTAAGCCACTAGGGTATCAGTTTTGACCTTATTGATGTCGGCCTGATCTTTCTCCGACAGGCTGGTGAGGCTGTCCCATTCGCTATAGAACTGACCGTTTGGTTTGGGCAGATTCCCGGTTTCGATCAGTCTTTCGATTAGCGGTCGGAGTATCCGGGGGCCCGCATAATTTTGACGCCGGTTGTCGATCTGTACATTCCAGTTGGTGATATCTTGCGTACTCGCCAACTCTCCAGATTCGGTCCCGGTCAAGATCCGCTGTGGCATGCCGTAGGTGCCGGAAATCAACATCAGCAAGGTTTTGGCGTTGGCTTCTGGCGACGGGGTATCGCTGCCCAACACTTGAGCAGATAGCCCGGTAGCGGTAATCGAACGGCGCAACTGGTGGTCGTATTCTTCCGCCTGCTCTTTTAGCCGCTGGTTGTCGGCCTCGTCGAACTCAGCATCGGAATCTGCAGACCACAGAATTCCACGGTTTGCCGCCAGCCAGAATGTTTCCGCCGACGAACCACAGACCTTTTCCAGATCCTCAAGGTAATTGTAAGCCGGGAGCAATCGCGGGATTCCATATACTTCGTCGTCATCCAATTGCTCAGCCAGATGCAATACCCGGGTGTGGTGGACGGTGATTGACCGGGACGCGCTGGTTTCGGTTGCCAAGGCCGTGCGCCCGGTCTGCAGGGTGTACAGGGTTGGCATATTGAACCGGGGGCTGCGCGGGTCCATGTCCCATTGCTGGACCTCAATGCTGTACTCGCCATAAGCCGACAGGTACATCAGCGGGGCATTGCCTTCGACCGGATCGCGTAATTGCGCGTTGTCAGCGAATCCCAAATACAGCACACCGAACTGACCAATGCCGGATAGCCTGTCGGCCCGCTCAAGGTAGTGCATGATACGCAGCCGCCTATTCAGGTCATCGAATGCCTGAGTAAAACCACTGGCATCATCATCGCTATCGTCACAGATTACCGGGTGACTGGCCCATGTTGCCTGCGGGAACGCCCGGATAATTCGAGATGCCACACCATTAC